TTGAGCCAGCCCTTGGAATGATGATCGAACGGGAAATGGACATCCTGGCCGCAGCCGGAGCCCTTCCTGAAACCCCCGAGTCGGTGCGCGCAGCTGGCGGATACTACCGCGTCCGCTACACCTCGCCGATCACACGGGCGCAGAAGGCAGGCGAAGGTGTGGCCGTGATGCGAATGATCGAATCGACCGCCGCGATCGCCCAATTTGACCCGACCGCACCGAAGCGCGTCAAGTGGGACGTGGCCCTCCAGGTTCTCGCCGACGCCCAGGGCTTGCCGTCCAAGGTTCTGCGATCCGACGACGAAATGCGCGACATCGAAGAGCAAGACGCCCAGGCGATGCAGACTCAGCAGCTGCTACAAGCCGTGCCGGTCGCGGCGCAGTCCGCCAAGTACCTCGCCGAAGCGCAGGCATTGTCCACTAGCCCTGAAGGTGGCTCGTTCTGATGTTCGAAGATGAAGAGGTCCAGGAGATCCAGCGAAGGCAGGCGGAGAAGGCGGCGGTTCGCGAGGCGTTCCGAACAACCTTCTTTTCCCCCGGCCCTGCCTCCGAGATCGTCCGCCGCTACCTGGCGAAGTTCTGCTGCGTGGAAGCCTCCACCGCGCGGATCTCGCTGATGACCGGAGCAGTTGACCCCCTCGCCACCGTGATGGCAGAAGGGCGGCGGGAAGTGTGGCTCGCGATCCACGCCGACGCCGGAATCGATCCGATCACGGGCAAACCAAAGGAATAGACCATGGCCGACACAACCGGATCCGCCGCCCTTCTAGGCGCGGGCAACCCTGGCGACCCCAACACGGGCGCAGGCCAGACCGGAAACACCGCTCCGCAGCAAAAGCCCGCTTCTGGCGGCTCCTGGCTCGACGGAATCGAGGATCCCGACATCAAGGGATGGGCGACGAAGAAGGAGTGGAAATCTCCCGCCGACGCCCTCCTGTCGCACCGCGAGCTGGAAAAGCGGTTCTCCGGGGAAAAGGTCGTGGTCCCCAAGGGCGAGGACGACAAGATCGGATGGGAAGCATTCTTCAAGGCTGGTGGGCGCCCCGACTCCCCCGATGGGTACGAGCTGGACAAGATGGAAGGCTTCGACCCCAACGACGCCAAGGCCGTCGCCGCGAAGCTGCATGAGCTGGGATTGCCCGCCATGAGCGGAAAGAAGCTCGCCGCCTGGATGCAGGAGCAGCGGGCTGAGCAGGCCGCGCGCGCGGACGAGGACTTCCGCCAGCGCAGCGCCGCCGACCTGGCCGACATTCGCCGCGAATGGGGAGGAGCGTACACCGCCAAAGAAGAGGCGGCGCGCCGTGGCGTGATGCTGGCCGGATTCAATGGAGAGATCCTGGAGAAGATCGAGCGCTCGATCGGGACCAAGGAGATGTACCGCGCATTCGCCGAGATCGGCCAGCGCATCGGCGAGGCTCCGGCGCACGGAGCGCAGCAGGGCGGGGCATCGGCCTACATGACGCCCGCCGAGGCCGACGCGAAGCTCCTGGAATTGCAAGGGGATCGCGACTGGTCGAAGCGATTCACCGAGGGAGGAGTCAAGGAGCGCGCCGAATTCGACCGCCTTTTGAAGGTTTCGGTGTCCGGTGGATAAGGAGCTTGCGGAAATCCGCTTCAAATGCTTACATTTGGCTTATCGCGCTGACCAGACGCCAGAGTCGAACATCGCGAGAGCCGAAAAGCTGTTCACTTGGGTGATGGAAAAGGGCAAACCGGAAACGGACCCACCGAAAACGCCGAAACCCAAGAGCTAACCGGCTAGAAATACGGTCCCGACTGCGTCGGAGAAGCCTCAACCAATGATCACAAATCAAAGGAGGGGGCTAACATGCCCGACGCAATCGAACTGAGGACCAAGCAGTACAACAAGATGCTGGAATTGGTCGCTCAGCAGACCCGTTCCAAGCTTGTCGACAAGGTGATGACCGGAAGCCACACCGGTACCAGCGTTTCCGTGGTGGACGAACTCGAATCGTTCGAGATGGATCCCGTCACCGCCGTTGGCGCTCCGATCATCCACTCGGCGCAGGAATACACCCGTCGTTGGGTTCGTCCCATCTCGTTCTACAAGGCCTTCCTGCGCGACACCTTCGTGCAGCTGGAGTCGGAGATCGACCCTCAGTCGAAGCTCATGGCCGGGTCCATCGCCGCCATCAACCGCGCCCAGGACGACCGGATTCTTGCCGCGTTCTTCGGTGATGCGCTCACCGGCCCCGACGGCGCAACTACGACCACATGGGCTTCCGAGGGCTCCAGCTCCGTCGTCCCCGTGAACGAAGGCGGCGGCGGCTCGAACGTCGGCCTCAACGTGGCGAAGCTCAAGGCCGCGCTCGAGATCATCATGGGCAACGACGTCGACATCGAGGCGGAACAGATCTACATCGGCTACAACGCCAAGGCTCACGGCGACCTGCTCGCCGAGGCCCAGATCATCTCCCTCGACTACAGCGAGAAGCCCGTGCTCAAGGATGGCAGGATTATGTCGTTCCTCGGCATGAATTTCGTCCACACCCAGCGCGTCATCAAGGACAGTAACGGCTACTACCGCCTGCCCGTCTGGACCAAGAAGGCCATGCACTTCGGAACCTGGAAGGCTCCTCGCGGCGACATCCGCCAGCGGCCCGACATCCAAGGCCTCCCCTGGCAAGTCTACATGGATGGTTCCTTCAATGCGACCCGCGTGGATCCGAAGCGCCTGGTCGAAATCAAGATCCTCGCGTCGTAAGGGAGAACAGAAATGGCAGTCGTCAACACCAACAGCACCAACGTGGCGGCAGCTCTGGCCGCTGGCGCCGAGCGAGTCTTCCCCGGCCACAAGCTCCACCACTTCAACGGCCAGGTCGAGTCGGCAAACGGAGATTCCATCGGATCGACGTATCGCCTCGCCACCATCCCGTCGAATTTCGTGCCCATCAAGCTCGAACTCGCCTGGGATGCGCTGGGCGGATCCTGCGCCGCCGACGTGGGCATCTACGAAATGGGAGCATCGGGCGCCGTCGTGGACGCCGACGAGTTCGCTTCCGCCGTGTCCCTGGTCAACGCAGGGGCATGGACGAGCGAACTGGAAGAGGCCGGAGTCGCCGACATCGCCAAGATGGGTCAGCCCCTCTGGAAGCGTCTCGGCCTGACCTCCCAGCCGGTTCCCGGGAAGTCCTACGACATTGTCGCAACTCTGACCGGAGCTTCGGCGGCGGCGGGGACCGTGGCGATGATCCTTACCGGGTACTACGCCAACTGATCCACCGGGGGAGGGTAACGCCTCCCCCTCCTTTTTGGAGGCTCTGAAATGGCGTACAAGTACATCGGGATCGACCCATCGAAGGGAATGGAAGACATCACGGTCGGAGCGTCGACCACGTCGAAGGCGATCGAGCTTTGCGTTGACACCGCGAAGATCACGAGCCGCGCCGAGATTACCGCTCTTGTGGATTTCCTCAAGGATTACATCGAGACGGTTCCGCTCTAGCCTAGGCGGTTCGCGGTGTAGATTTTAGGCACGGAGGGAACTCATGGCCTCGCAAGTCGACATCGTGAACCACGCCTTGACCAAGCTCGGAGAGGCTCGAATCCAGGACATGAACGAGGATTCCAAGGCCGCAGAAGAAGCGTCTGCGGTCTGGGATCTCATCCTTGAGTCCGAGTTATCCGCGAATAATTGGAAGTTCGCCACCAAGCGCGCCTCCATTCCCGCATCGGCCGCGCCTCCCGCGTTCGGATACGAGCGCGCATTCCCTGTCCCTGCCGACTTCCTCGCACTCACCTACGTGGAAGGCCAGGGCGCGCAGGATACGTCCGACTATCGCGGCGCGACGTTGTCGGCCTACGTGATCGAGGCTGGCGAGATCTTGACGGACCTTCCAGCGCCCCTTCAGATCATCTACACGGCCCGCGTGACAGATCCCGACCGCTGGGATCCAGGCTTCCGCAACGCCTTCGCGATCAAGTTGGCGCAAGCGCTTTGTTACACGCTGACCCCGCTTCGGGAAGGGCGCGAGCAGCTCCTCTTCCGGGAATACCAAATGGCCGTCGAGACTGCAAAGCAGCGATCGGCGATCCAGTCGCCACCGCAATTCCCGCAGGATTCGTCCTGGTTTGCTGAGCGGGAAATCTGATGGCGTCGACCTCTGCATCCTTCCTCAAGGCGTCCTTCAACGCGGGTGAACTGTCCCCGCTGTTCGGCGGCCGCGTCGACCACGTCAAGTATTCGCACGGCCTCAAGCGGTCGCAAAATGCGATCCCCGTGGTCCATGGTGCCGTCACTCGACGCCCCGGAACAGAGCTTGTCACAAACCTTGGCGACGTCGCCGACATCCAAGCGGCGTGCCCTGTTCTCGTCCCGCACGACATCGCATCGGACGAGGCATGGATCTACGCCTTTGGGCGCAAGTCCGAGCGCGTCAAAATCTTTCGTAACCGCGAAGAGAGGATCGCAAACTCGTTCTCATTCCCATTTTATGCCGACTCGCGGAGGGCTGACGGAACATCAAAGATCTCCAGGGCGCAGAAAGGACGCGATCTCTATCTAGCTGACGATGGATCATCTCCGGCAATTGTGATCACAAATAATGGTAGCATTGTAATCCAGACAAATCTATTTCGAGATACAGGAAGCCCTCACGGAGTCATTTCTGATACGAATCCGACACCTTACATACAGAACTATGATACTCCTCCATTTCAGGATTACGAACCAGAGAAAAACCATATCATCGAATGCACGGGATCTGTTGAGATTGGAAGCCTTCCTCTTCATAACGAGCTGATCGCTCCGACAGGGACATTTTCGGGAGCGCTCGGAAGAAGGATAATCTTCAACCCAGACGATACCGAAATGCGTGTAGATGGGGAGTTCACTTTCAAAGAGTGGTCGAAGGACATGGTCGCCAATCACGGCGACTATATCCGGCATCAAGGAAGGTGGTATCAGCTTCTCGCCACAATGCCCCCGAATGCAGCAAGACTTGTTACCGAGCCATTGCACGAATACGGGGCAATCTATTCCGCGTCTCCTGAGATCCTATACAGGATCCAGCTTGGATACATTGGAAACGGGCATTTCTCTTGCCAAATAAAATCAAATCCAAGCCCTGTCTCTGGAAGGCCAGGATTCGAGTCTGTTCAAGTCTATTGGGACATGACAAACGCGCCACTATTCAAAACGGCCAGGTGGGCATGGGCTGCGATCGCTACAGGAGAGACTCCAGAGCCAGGCGCGGCGTATCCTGACAATCTGTCCTTATGGCGTTCCCGCCTAGCGATCTCAGCAGGTGGGAAGCTATTTTTCTCTGTGGCCGGTAAGTTTCGCAGCTTCAGGCAATACAACGGCTCCGGCACCGTTACCGCTGACCAGTGCGTCACGGTCGAGATCCCATCCCACCAGCTCGTTTCGACGGAATGGATGGTGTCGCAGGGGTCGTTGATCGTCGGATCCAAGGTCGGAGCCTTCGAGGTACGCGAGGCATCGGACGCAGTATTCGGCCCTGGGAATGTGCGGATTGACCAGATCACGACGTTCGGGTCGCATGACGTCGAGGCAGTCGCGGTCGACAATAACATCCTCTACGTCGGAAAGGGCGGAAAGCGCGTTCATGCCCTTGGGCGCACAAGCGAGGGGTGGAAGTCGATCGACCTGAGCGCGATTTCCGACCACATCGGCGTCGACGGCTTCACGGAAATGGCGTGGCAGAACGAGCCGTGGAAAATCCTTTGGCTGACAACTGGCGCCGGGAACCTGGTCGGAATGACATGGAACGCAGATCAAGACGTGTTCGGGTGGCACCAACACCGAACGATCGACGGAGACAAGATTCGCGGCGTCGCGTGCATCCCGTCGCCTTCCGGCCTGATCGATGATCTCTGGATTTCCGGGCTTCGGTTCTCAGCGAACGACGGCGCAGGCGTTCCGCAGTACAAGGGCGTCGTGGAGTTCATGGCTGACGCGCACCCAGACGGAGGCGACCTTCGGAATGCCCGCTACTGTGACTCGCTCGTCCATTTCGACGGGTCCGATTCCAGTGCGACCCACGGCCTTCGCCTTGCTGGAGGAAACCTTTGGGATGAGTCCGAGAGGCTGACGCTTAACAGCGTCGCGCTCTTGTTCGGCACTGTCGCCCCGGTATTCACCTCCGACATGGTTGGATCCATAGTTCGGCTGGTCGAATCGGTTCCCGGACCTATCCCTTCTCCAAAGCTGAACGGGGACTACGTCGACCTTCTTGTGGATGCGTTCACGTCGGCTACAGAGATTTCCGTCTATCCGCTGCGACCAGTCCCCGTCATTTTCCGCGCCGAAGCCGCTAGAACGTGGCAGATCCGCCGATACTCTTTCCCGGTTCCTCACCTAGATGGCCGCATGGTCGATGTTCTCGCCGATGGATGCGCACACCCACAGATCCAGGTGGCCGACGGCGTCGCGACCCTCCAGGACCATGCTTGCGTTGCCACGATTGGGATTCCGGCATGGGAGCTGATCGAGACGATGCGAATCGAGCTTGGAAACGAGACGAACACCACGATCGGGAAGACGAAGCGGATCTCCCACACGACGTTCAGGTTTGTTGAGTCGGTCGGGTGCTGGATTGGGAACGGGGTGGCGTCAAGGGAGTTCACTTTCCGAAGACCTTCCGATAGGATGAACTCTCCCGTTCCGGCCGTAACTGGAGACGATCGGAGGGAGTTCGTTACCGGGAACAGCCCAGACGGAACGATCGTGATCGAGAATCGACAGCCGTTGCCAATGACGATCATCTCGATTGTCGCAGACCTGATTTCCGACGCATGAGGTACGAATGGACCCCCTAACAATTCTCGCAGGGATCAAGCTCGGCTCCTCGGTTCTCTCGACGCTTGGCGGGCTCTCCCAGGGATCGGAAGACGCGGCGGCGCAGCGGCTGGCCGCAGAACGCGCCGAAGCAAACGCGCGCGCAGCACTCCGCAAGGGCGAATCGGATGCCGGGATGGTCCGTCGCCAGGCTGGGCGCGTCATGGGGCAGCAGCGGGCCGCGATCGCGCAATCCGGGCTCGGTTTCGGCGGAACCAATTCCGCGCTCGCGCTCGAGTCCGCGCAGAACATGGAAACGGATGTTACGAACACGCGCATGGAAGCCGCTTTGCGCGCCGCCGATCACATGGACCAGGCTCGCCAGCTTCGACAGCAGGCGTCGAATACGCAAAAGGCGTCCTACCTTGGAGCAGGAGCGAACATCCTTTCCACCGCTTCCCGCTTCTACGGAGGCTGACCAATGCCGCAGATCCCAGGCTACCAGCAACAGACTTCCACGCCTTCGGGAGAGCGCCGCGTATCCGTTGGGCCGACCGACCAATCCGGGAACATGCTCACCGGCCTCGCGAACGCCGTTTCGGACGCTGCAACGACCGTCAGCGGAACGATCCAGCGCAAGCGGGACGAGCAGCAAACCGCGCTCGACGCCTACGACCGCCAGCAGGACGCCCTGCGCCGCGTCGAGGCGAAGGAGTGGGCCGACAACACGGCAACCGATGTCCTGCTCCGCAAGCATGAGCGGATGGCTGAACTCAAGCGCGAAATACCGGCAGACGGAGACTTCTTCGAAGAGTGGCGCAAGGAAGAAGCGAAGATTGACGCCGAGGCTAAGAGCGCGGCGCCGTCGGGGAATCCGTACTTCGGAAGCTCCCTGGAATCCCAGCTCGGCAACCAGCGCCAGTCCTTCCAGATCGCCGCTTTGCAGTTCCGTGAAGCGTCGCGCGCCGTCAAGTCGGAGTTCGACTTCGAGAAGAAGATCGACACGAATCGAAAGGTTCTGCAGAAGCTCCCGGCGCTGGATGCGGACGCACAGGCGGCGGAGATCGTGCGCGGGATGGAATCGGATGCAGGGCTTGCCTTGCTCCCGCCAAACCAAGCCGAAGCACTGGCCGAGAAGAAGCGCCAAGACCTGGCCGAAACCGTCTTCGAGCAGCATCTACAGAATCCCGAGGACGCGCAAAATCTGCTCAACGCCATCGACGGCGCGGGCAAGACGCATTTCGTGCGCAAGGCCGGAGCGAATCGCCTAACCGGAAAACCTCTCTCTGGCGGGAAGTGGGATTCGAAACTTCGCGCGGCGGCGGAGAAGTACGACCTCGACCCCTCCGTCCTGATCGCGACCATGAAGCAGGAGAGCGGAGGCAATGAGGCCGCAGTATCTCTGAAGGGCGCGCAAGGCCTACTCCAGCTCATGCCTAGCACGGCTCGCGACCTCGGCGTCAATCCGACTGACCCAGACCAGAACATCGACGGCGGCGCCCGCTACCTGTCCCAGCAGATCGAGAAATTCGGATCAGTCGCGAAGGGGCTCGCCGCGTACAATGCCGGACCAGGGAATCTCGCTATCGCAATCAGGAAGGCGGAGGCTGCAAAAAGGCCGGAAGATTGGATCGACTTTCTCCCGAAGCCGAAAGAGACAAAGCCGTATGTCAAGACGATCATGGAGCGCGCCGGAATCAAGGGCGACGGCTCCGACCAGTACGAGGCGATCCAGGAGCCAGGAATCAAGATCCAGGCGCTCGACTACGCCACGCCGGAGCAGATCACCAAGTACCGGTCGCAGGCCGAAAGCTACGTGGCCCAGGCAGCGCGGGCGCGAACCCAGCTCAACCGCGACGAGCTTTCCGCCAAGGAAGCCGCAACGAAGACCGCCGCCGCCACCGGCGCGCAGATCGCAGACCCGATCACCATCAACGACTACATCGCGGCGGGGTATTCTCCCGAGGCTGCAGTCGTCAAGATGAACCTGATCAAGCCATTCCAGGATACCGCGCCTTTCGTCCGCGAGCTGGCGAACATGCCAAAGGCCCAGCGCGACGCCGAGGTCGCCCGCCGCGACCCTGCGGGATCCGCCGCCGCCGGCTACGACTTCGACGCCCAGAGCGACGCCTTCAAGCTCGCCAAGGCCGCGAACGAGAACATCGACCGGCAGATCGCCGCCGACCCTGCAGGCTACGCCGTCCGCCAGAACCCTTCCGTGCGACGCGCCAAGGAGACGCTGGATACCGTCCTGCAGACGCCCGGAGTTCCTGCGGTAAATGTCCGCGCCTCGATCGACGCCTACGTGGCCGAGGTGACCGCGTTCCAGAAGGCGCAAGGCGTCGACACGCCGTCGATCCTCCCCCAGGCCGAAGCCGACGCGATCAAATCGAGTTGGTACGGGCAAGCTGACGGGCCTCTGCGCGCTGCTGAAACGATGTCCCAGCTTGCCACGGTCTACGGGCAGCACTACAGCGGAGTCCTGCGCCAGCTCGCCAAGGATCTTCCGTCCGAAGCCCTCTGGGTCGGACAACTCGCCACGGACCCCGCGACGCTGGGCGTCCGGCAACAGCTCGCGACCGCTTCGGCGACGTGGGCAAAGGTGGCGGACATCCCGAAGCTCCAGGGAATCGAAACCGCCGTGGATGTCGCGTTCGCCAACTACCAAGGCTCACTTCTTGCCACAAGCCCGTCGGGGGGGTTCAAGACATGGGCACAGCTTCGAGACGGAGCGGTCAAGCTCACTGCGCTCAAGGTCGCGCAGTCCGGCGCGTCGCCCGAGAAGGCCGCAAAACAGGCTTTCGATGAGCTGGTCGGCGCGCAGTCCGAGTTCTTCGGCTCGAAGCGGATGGTCGCGGTTTCCGGCGAGAACGGCGCGACGTTCTACAATGCGGACAAAATCCGCGTGCCAAAGATGTGGCGCGGGAAGGCGCCGAACCAGGAGCCCGAGGACGTGGTCGACGGCGCCAAGAAGTGGCTGCGCGAAGTCCTCCCGGCGATGGAGTTCCAGGCCAACCGCTCGCAGGCCGTCTACCGCGCCGACATCAAGGAACGCGGCGGGTGGGTGACCTCGCCCGAAGATGACGGCCTTGTCCTCATGCTTGGGCTCGCTCCGGTGCGTACGAAGGACGGGAAGCCGGTCAAGATCTCTTGGTCGGAGGCTGCGGATCTCGCAGAAATGCCCGAGACGGACGAGAAGGGACTCATCTCGCGCGCGTTGGGCGGGCTGACAAACTGGTTCATCGCCCCGCCGACGCCGGAAGCTCGAGCGCAGCCGCCGCGCCAACAAGGAGCCGCCGCTCGCGTCCCTGTTGGTTTAGATTTGCGTCAACCAATGCGCCCGATTCCAGGGGCGCCGCAGGACCGCCAGTTCAGGAGATAGGATGCCAACCTTCGTCGACGCTTCGAGCTACGACCTCCCAGATCCCCAGCGGCTCCCCGTGGGGTTCGGGCGCGGCGTCGCGGCGGCGTTCGAAGAAACGGCGATCTCCGGCCCTGTTGCTGGTGGATACCTCCTCAACGAGGTGCGTCTGGCCGGGAAGACTGGACGGCTCCTGACCCGCGACGAGGCCAAGGAGTACGTGACGGCGGAAGGCTTCCCCGACATCGACATCCCGGATTCCGGGCTTACGGATGCTCAAGCGGAAATGCTGGTGACGCTTCGGCGCGACAAGCAGGACGGCGAAGAAGTGATCTCGCGCGCGTCCGGCCTTGCCAACTTCGCGGGAGGCGTTGGCGGCGGGTTCGCTGACCCTGTTTTGGGCGCTCTGAACTTCGTCCCGGTTGTTGGTGAGGCGCGGCAAGCGGCGATCATCGGAAGAGCGTCTGCGCGAGCTGGCGCACTTGGCCGACTTGGTGCTCGCGTTGCGATTGGAGGCGTCGAGGGCGCGGTCGGTGGTGTCTTGTCCGCTCCGCTGTCCGGACTGGTAAAGGAGGGCATGGGCGGCGACTACACCATGGAAGATGCGCTCATGGAGGTAGGAACGAGCGCCGTCTTCGGCGGAGCGATCCAGGGTGGCGTTGGAGTTGTCGGAGACGCGGCCGCAAAACTGGCCGATCGGTCCTCCCGCGAGTGGATCCGCAAGAAGTTCGGCACGGAGTCGCAGGAGTGGCGCAAGGTCGAGATGGAGGACAAGGCCGCACGCGCAGCGCTCGAGCCCGCGAAGTCTGCAGAGGTTGACCCAGACGTGGTGCGCGCGGCGGATGATGCCGAGGCCGTCGTCCGGATCGAGGAACCCACAGCCACACCCGAACGCGTCTCGGAAGTGGTTCGCGAGGCCATTGGCGACCGCCCGATCCTGCGCGCAGCGGAAGAGGGGGCCGATCCGTTCGCCGTTTCGGTGGCTCGCGCGATCCAGGATTCCCAGGAGGCCGTCGCAGCCGATCCCGCTGGAATCATGCCGCTGGTGAAGGTGTTCGACGCCATCGCCAACGACAGGAAGAAAGGTCTGTCTGTCGCCGAGAGCATCGAGTCGGGTGCGCTCTCGAAGATGGGACCGACCCAGATCGAGGCGGCGCGCCTGGCGTCCGAGATCTACGACCAGCCGGAGCGAATGCAGCGCTTTGTCTCGTCCTTCGTGGAGGCGCGCAAGACCTGGAACCAGGAGCTGGCGCTTCAGGAAGCGATTGCCAAAGTTTCCGTGCTTGATGGCCCTGCGGAGAAGTTCCGCACCGCGTCCGAGACGGCCCGCCAGAATGCCGACGCCGTGGCCGCGATGCAGGAGGAAACCGGTACCAGGATCAACCCAGAGCGCGTGATCGATGCTGACGCCAGGGCGGAAGGCGGAGGCGCTCCAGAGGTCGCCAAGGAGATCCAGAAGGCAGGCGATCCGGAATACCGCTACGACGCCCGCGACCTCAAGGATGCCGCCGAGAAGGTGCGCAAGGCCGAAGCGGATCCCGTTGGCGACGACTTCGACGCGATGGCTGACGAGCAAGAGGAGATCTTGCGCGGACTCCTGCAGGAAAGCGGGATCGAGGCGAAGTTTGCGGAGGCACCAGAACTCCCGGAAACCATCGACATCGGCGGCGTACAGAGGAGCACAAAGGATTCCACAGGGCGTAGACTTGGGCGGGCGGAGGAGGAGGTTCGAAACTTCTGGGCATGGTTTGGCGACTCGAAGGTGGTGGACGAGGCGGGAAATCCGCTGGTGGTGTATCATGGGACGACACGCGGACTATTCTCGGAGTTTTCGCTCAATGAGTACAGTCGCTCGGAAGGCTTTGTATTTACGTCAAGCCGAGAACTTGCGCTAACCTACTCAGGGCAAGACAACTGGGCAGAACCTGGACAGCGAAACGCTACCAAATCCGGCATATACGCAACGCATTTGAGTCTGAAAAAGCCCAAGTTCATCGAATGGAATGGAAATTACTTTCGAGAAAATGGCGGAACTGATGCCGCTATCGCTCAAGCAAAGGCTGATGGCTTTGATGGGGTTATCATTCGCAACGTGAATGACCCAGGTGGGTTTGCTGAAATGATGCAACTCCGCGGAAAATCCCCTGATGGTATTAATTCTGTTGGTGATCTGTATGTTGCTTTCGACCCCACTCAAATCAAATCTGCCGCCGGAAACCGTGGCACATTCGATCCCACGAATCCCGACATTCGCATGGCCGAGGGTGCCGTCGACGCCGGAATCCAGATCCAGGAAGCGTCCGCCGCCATCGAGGAGCGGTTTGGTGCTGGCGCGCTCGAATCTGCGCGCAAGGCTGGTTTCGAGATCATCGCATCCAAGGATTTGCCGGCCGAAGCACAGCGCGCAAGCGTGGTCGGCGTTACGGTCGGGAAGAAGTCCTACCTCGCCGCCGATCGGCTTTCCAAGGAGGACGCCGCAGCGTTTTTCCTGCATGAGTACGGCGTCCATGTCGGCATGGAGGGCATGCTAGGTAAAGAAGGGTTCGCCAAGATCCAGGCAAGTGTGGATAGGCTTCTATCTCAAGATCACGATCTACAAGCCGTTGTAGCGTCTCTGGTTCCGGCGACGACCCGATCGGTTCACGTCGCAGAAGAACGGTTGGCGTACCTCGTGCAGCACATGGAAGGCGTCTTGTCTGGCCGCGAAGAGTGGCCGACCGGCGCGGCATGGCTGCGCGTCACGGATCCCGCCACCAGGAAAGCGATCGTCGAACTTGTGCGCGAGATCGTCGCCAAGGTCAAGGCGTTCTTGTACTCCGAGTTCCCAGCCATGCGCGGGATG